TGATGTATCGGTCAGCGGCGATTAATCCGGCGTTCAAATCACGGTTATATTGTTCCTCGTCAAATACAATGTGGGGGGGTTTTATTTGTCTCCTCAAACGGGCATTGAATTCATCCATGTTAATGGGGGGGTCGGATTCAGCCATGATTTATTTTTTAGGGGTTAGATTATAACACCTGTTTATAAAATAAAATTAATGTATATTTACGGAGTTATGGTATTTTGCGTCATTTTCTCAATCGCGGGTTAACACAAATGGCGTGCGTCGGAAAAATGTCGCCCGACATGCAGGTGTCTTCTTCGCCCACTTTGATGCAACTCCTAAACCCGCGGTCCTCCCCAATGTAGCAATACCCTGATTTGCCGGTGCGCTGGTTGCGTTGCGTGCGACTGGTGGCGTCATCCGGTTGCGGCGGCTCTTTCTTCGCGTGAGACAGCGCCCGCTGCAATCCGGCATTGGAACTCATGCCGGGTTGCCCTTGCCCTTGCCCTTGCCCTTGCCCTTGCCCTTGCCCTTGCCCTTGCCCTTGGTCAATGGTTTGTTGCAGCACGTCAATGCCGCTGGTTGCGGCTCCCGCGGCGATGTCCACCGCGGACTTGGTTCCTTGTGCGGTCACATCCACCGTTGTCCGAGCCACGTCGGCCGAAGCGTAACCCAACCCCCGAGCCACGGAGCGAAAGGGGGCGCCAAACGTTTCGCCCAACCACGCGGTTATGTCATCTAAATAAGTGAACACGTTGAACCCAATGAGCGCAAGCAATAGAACAATTAATGCGCCGCGCACCACCAATGATGCGGGGGACGAGGAGTCGGACATTGCGGAATCGTTGCCAAAATCGGCGTCATTGAATGACCCGGGCGCGGATGCGGGTGCGAGCGCGGGGGCGGGATAAGACATGTCGCAATTCCTATTTGATTTGAATATATATGTTAAATGAAGATAAAAATATAAGGGACAAGGGACATGCAAGGGACGTGCCGTCCCTTAAACCCTGGCACTGACCAAGGTTAGGTTCCGTTAGGTGCCGTTCCGTTAGGTGCCGTGCCGTTAGGTGCCGTGCGAACCTACGGGCTCCCCGAGCGAATGATGGTGTTCATTGAGTTCAGCTTGTCCATTTTTTCAATGGTTTTGTCTAAATCCGATTTTGCGCCGCCCGCAGAGCCCGTCAGGTAATCCGTCTTGGGCGCAATTTCATTTTTTTTCACTTGTTTGTAGACCGTGTCTATTTTTTTCACCACCGTTTCAATGGTGTCCTTGTTGGCCACAATTTCTTGCGTCATCAGGACGGGTTCCGTCAGCAAACAGATGGCAAAGTAAATCAAATACCGCCGCTTCTTCTTCACTCCGTCGGTGTATCGCAAACAATACAGTTTGAGCAACCCTTGCATGATTTTGGGGATGAGTGGATCCAACCCGGGCGCTTGTTTGGATTGCCCCAGAATGAGCTCCCACACGATCCAAATGGGGTCCATTTGAAATTTGGATTCCACCGGCATGGTGCTGCGGCGTTCGCCCACGCACTTCTGTTTTTTCATTTTGCAGATGTGTTCAAATTCCATGATCCATTCCAGCCAGTAGGATGCCAGCAAACTGTTTTTGGAATCTTTAGAGACGTGGAACGCGAATTCGTTGATGGCAATGAAGAGTTCTTTGGGATCGCCGGGCAAAAATGCGGCGGAGGCGTACGACACGTTGGGCGCTTTCAGCTTGTCCGTCATGGCGGTGCTGTCAAAATCCGTTTTCTTGACTTTGATGCCCTCCAAGCTGTATTTTTTTTTGGAATTGCACAGCACGCACATGACTTCGGCAAAGAGGGAACGAATGCGGGGGTTGTTGCGCATGCGCAGCTCGTTGCCGATGTAGCCGTTGGCAACGATGCCCTTGAACGCGTCGTACCGCATTTCCAAATACAGGCACAGCTTCGGGTTTGCTAAATGGATGTGCTTGCTGACAAACGCGATGATGATGTCCCACAGCTCTTGATAGTGCCCGGCGCACACCAGTTCGGCGGTCCAATAGCAGGCGGGCTCTATTTTCCCATTTTTTAGGCAGTTCAGCAATTCTTTGCGCACGTCCGGCTTCTTGTATTTTGAGAACGTGATGCCCTTGAATTCGGGTTCGCCGCGAATGTCGTTGATTTCATTCTCATTCATTTCAGAAAAAATAATAACAATATAGCATATATTAACACATTAACATTAGCGTATTAACACATTACGTATCACGCGCACATGCAATCCCAAACCCAATCCCAATTCATGAATGCATTCAACACGTTCAGCAATTCCATTGAACGAAACGTGTGGTTTCGCGTGTTGCTGCTCGCAATCACCGCAGTGTTGCTGCTGTCGGCATACAACAAACTCCAGCGACTAAAGGGACCTCGCCCGTTTTCGGGCTCGTTCATGGAGTCGTTTGTGCAGAGCAGCAGCAGCAGCAGCAGCAGCAGCAGCAGCAACGTCGTCGTCGTGAAAAAGAACGCCGACGCGAAGGACGCCTTTTATGCCGCCGTGCACGACCAGCTGTTCAACCAAAAAGTGAACAACGCGTACGAGGTGGGCGCCATCATCAACAAATACCCGGACATATCCAACCAAACGGTTGCGCTGGACGTGGGTGCCGGCACGGGCGCCTACATGAACGCCTTCATTCAGCACGGCATAACCGATATAACCGGCATTGAATCGTCGGCCGACATGATTGCGCAGGCCAAAAAGACGTATTCCAGTCTCAATTTGAACATCGTGCAGGGCGATCCCACGGCGGTGTCCGCATTCAAGCCCGACAGCTTCACGCTGGTGTCCATGCTGAACTTTGAGGTGTACTACATTCCCAATACGGAGCAGCTGTTTTCTAATGTGTATGCGTGGCTGAAACCGGGCGGCTACTTTGTGCTGCATTTGGTGGATCCGCGCCGGTTCAATGCGGCGAGCATGCTGGGCGGCGACAACGCGACCACGATCACCCCCACCCCCACGAAAAAGGGGGCGCACAGCGTCGCGAAGTTCAACGACTTTGAATACAAGTCGGACGTGCAAATTTTCCCGAACGACGCGGTTCAATACATGGAAATATTCACCGACGACAAAACGGGCCGGGTGCGCAAAAACGTGCGCAACTTCAAAATGCCGTCGCCGCAGACGTTCATTGAACTGGCCGCGGGCGTCGGATTCAACATGCTTGGACAAATTGACCTTGTCAAAGCACAAAAAGAACACCAATTCTTCTACCTGTTTTACAAACCGGCGAATTGATGTAGACAAAAAAGATATGGTCGGTGGTTATAACTTTTTCCAGCTTTCCATCATCCTGGCACGCGCGGCCTTGTATTTGTCCGCGGCCGCGCCAGTGAAGGCGGAATGTGATTGTCACCGGCTAAGCAGACCACGGGGTATGCATGGGGGTGATGCGTTGAACAACCATTTGCCATTGTTTCCCTTGTTTCCCTTGTTTCCCTTGAATGCTTCCATCATTTGGGGTCCTTGGACGTATACCATGTATCCAATGAGTGCTGCAGCAAGAATGCACACCATCATCATTTGCGGATGTTTCATTTGAGAGAGAAATTATGAGGTTCGCCGATAATAAAAGAGAGATTATACTATATTTATTTTTTCATGCGACACTTCCGAATGCCGTCACCGCAAACGTTCATTGCCCATACCTATTCCTGGCATCCCTGTATGTCGCAGCACCTACATTCTGGGGATGATAGAAGTGTGCGTTAGGCACAATTTGGCCCTGCGAGTTCTCAATATTGGGGTACTGCGATAATGGTTTGACACTGTTAACCCTTGTTAGCGAATAATTATGACCTGCATATGGGAAGCTTCCTGCATATGGGAAGCTTCCGCCCCGAGCGCGAGAATGAGAGTGAGAGCGAGAGCGAGCGCGAGCGCGAGACTTGCGACGCGTTTTTCCTAAACGTGGCATTTTTTATTGTGGGGGTTTATGTCATATCAAAATATTATATTTTTATTTTTTATAAAAATATTGCAATTATTCTTATGCCGCGCTAAATTCTATGCTGCGCTAAATTCTATGCTGCGCTAAACGCGGTGCACGGAACATGCTTGTTGCTGGCCAAACACACCACGGGGGCGCTGGGATAAGACCCGTTAAACAACAATTTGCCTTTGCCCTGGCTCTTGCCCTTAAATGGTTCCATCATTCGGGGATACATCACGTATCCAACGAGTGCCGCCACAAGCATGCACGCCATCATTTGATGATGTTTCATTTGAGAGAATTTGTTAATTATCAAAATTATTAATACATTAATGCAATATATTAATAATGCCCGAAGTAGTGCCAGGGTTCATAACGTCCCTAACTAACGCACGTATTTGCCGGCGCGGGCAAACGAATCCACGATGAAAATGATGAACACGCCTAAAAAACAATACAGGACGAGTTCCTCGGTCACGTGACCCGTTTTTTCATCGCGCTGGTCTTCCAGGAGGGAAATGATGTGATCCAGTTTCTGCAGCAGGACGTCCTTGTTTTCGGGGTCGTCCGCCGCACTTGCATTTGATGCCTGAAACACGGACGGCATGTATTTGTTTGCTAAAGCCTGTGCATCCTGCAACGAAAACGCTTCCTTGGCGGGCGCGGGATTTAACCGTGCGTTCAAATCGGCGCCATTTGCACCCGCAAACCGGTGGCGATTTGGAACCACGACCGAGTCGGTTTGAAACTGTTGCTGCATGGCGGCGGTATTGGGCACATAGTTGTTGTTGTCGTCGCTGTCGTCACTGCCGTCCTCTTCATAACTGTGAATGTTTTGGATGAGTTCCTGCACGTATTTATGTTGTTTTTGAGGTAATTGAGGTCCTTGTTGCGATTGTTGCGATTGTTGCGCTTGTTGCGCTTGTTGCGATTGTTGCGATTGTTGCGATTGTTGCGATTGTTGCGCTTGCATCGGCTTGGATCGCAGCGTGCGTTGATTTGTCCTTAATATTCTTTTTGGTTGCGTTGATTGCGTTGATTGCGTTGATTGCGTTGATTGCGTTGGTTGCGTTGGTTGCGTTGGTTTTATTGCGTCGTCCGAGGGGGCGCCCTTTCGTTTCATCGGCGGTTCGTCCTCCCCATAATTTGAATATTGCAAATATCCAGACATCTCCTAATAAAAAGGTAGATAATATTTTGTTTTCGTTTATCTTATTGTTTCGTTGATGAAAATAAATAAATAGCAATTGTATGTATATCTATCTCCCAAACTGCAAAATAATTAACACAATGATAGACGATGTTTTAGGCAAATCGGTTATGGTGGCTTTCATCATTGCAATGACGACCTACAATCGGATTGCGGGCATCGTTGCTTTAATCCTTGTCATTGCACTGTTGAATCGGAACCCGACCAAAGAAGGCCTGACATTGGGTAAAACTGCCACTCCAGCCCCCATTTCTTTCAACAGCCCTGACGAATTTAGGCAAAAGTATTGCCTAAAAGGAGTTGCAGACGACCCAACCCAATCCGGAAAACTGGGATTCAGCTACATGTTGACTCCTTCATTTTTTACATTGGATGCGAGTGGCAATCCCATGTTGACTAAGGAAGAAATTGAGGCATTTGGTAAAATGGATACTAGTTCATTTATGAAATGCAAGCCTCTAATTCTTAAAAGTGGACAGGAGACTGAGACAATCAACAACGTATGCGATCCTGCCTGCCCTTGGACAATGAACCCTGCTTCAACCGCGGCACCGACCACGGCACCGACAACCGAAGGCTTCACGCCGATGCTGCGCCCCCACATTCGCGCCGGCCGGCACTTTGTCACGGATGGTGCAGCCAATGTCAAATCGGTTGTGAACCGACTGAACCGCCAATTGTTTTAGTTGTGTTGTTTTTTTTATTATATTAATATAACACGTTATACCACATTCCAAGTTTGCTCATGTTTGACTTCATCGCGGGCTGGTTCAATTATGCCGTGTACCGCCTGAACAACAGCTTGTTTTTTGCGGGCATTGTCATGCTCATGCTCAACATTGGGGCGCGATACATTGAGCTCAAGCTGGATCCGTCCACCGAGAATTTTTTAAAAACGGCACTCACGAAGGAGGTGCTGGTGTTTTCGGTGGCATGGATGGGCACCCGCGATTTGGTGTTGGCGCTTGTTTTGACCGCCGTGTTTGTGGTTTTAGCAGACTACGGCCTGAACGCAAACAGCCGGTACTGCATCATGCCCGCGCGGTATCGCGCCATGGCGGAGTCGGTTGCCATGAGCGCCGGACCCCCTAGCGGTGGGGGCGGACCCCCTAGCGGTGGGGGCGGACCCCCTAGCGGTGGGGCGGCCATTGGCGGGGCATCCAAAGCCGGACACGGCCCCGGCAACATCGTCACCGACAAGGAAATCAGCGACGCCATGGACGTGCTTGAACGCGCCAAAAAACAACGAGATGCGATGAAGCACAACAAATATTTAACCGCATTTCGGTCTGCCAAATTTTAGAAGTAGGTGGCATCCGAACCGCCAGTAGTTGCATTACAATATTGCATTGCAATATTAAAATATAAATATACTTTAATATTGCATCCATCACGCGCGAGCAACAGTTGATTTCATTGGGTTATCCATGAGTTTATCTTTTTTGACAAACGATGCATCTAAATTTGATGCGAATTTAAAAAAAGAAACATATGACCCGATGTTGATAACGTTCACCTCGGCAAAAAATGGGGCACAGGAGGTGTTGGCACAATCCATGATAATTCCGTCTTCTGCATCCTCGTTACAACAACAATACCGCGCCACCTCATCGGCGCAGTGCGATTATGTGGTGCATGTCCCCACGTCGTTTGTGGTGTCAAAGGAACAAATTGAAGAGTTTTACAAATCCAAGCACAAATTTAAACAAACGGTTGCAATGTTGAATTTAAACAACGCGGCCGCAAGCGTGTTCATGCAATGGAGCATGTTTGAAGAATTCGTAAAATTTGTCAAGAAAACGGAGCACGCGCGCGAACTCAGTCTCATAGAAACCTCATATACCAATGGAATCGTTCGGCATAAAACCATACTTGACGAGATGCCGTATTTATGGAATGCGGCACTGACTGCAACAGCCCCCGTGACGTTGGAACAACGGTTTAAATGTATATACTACGACGACAATCAACCTAAGGTGTTGAAGTATTTTTACACCTACATGAGAGAGTTATACAGAGTTGCTGCTGGTGGTGGGGGTGGGGGGTATTACTCAGTCGGACGCATTCCCGGTTACGTGCCCGCATTAAATTCAAACCTAACCCTAACCCAAACTGTACCGCGCGTTGATTATATGGATCTTATAACCACACCGGCAACCTACGCGGAACCATCCTACAATGTGGAAATCATGGAAAAATTTTGGAGTGGAATTATAACTGGGCAAGGGTTGCCGAATCGGGGCTCACTGTCTGAAAAAAGTAAAGTTATACAAGACAACACGCGGTTATACACTTTCAGATCCACCCCGGATTACGGCATGAATTATGACGCGTTGTTGGAACGGCTTTATTACAAATATCCGTTTTACTTGAATGGCGTTGCGTCCGCGGACACCATGTATGATAACGATATGCTGCTGCAGTTGCTGAAATACAGCAATAATGCCAACCCGCGTGCCGTCTCCCCTCTGCTAAAGGCGGACTATTTGAAAAAGCTGTACGCGAATCCATCCGGCGATGAAGCGTTGTACGCCATTTGCGGACCCGTGTATTTTGATTACACGTGGATATTCAAGCAGAACCCGGCGCTAATACGGCACATTTTAGGGGAAGACACCCACCCCACAAACACGGGCACGGATAAATGGGAGGAACGAATTGATCCGTTGACCGAAAACAAACATTACGTTAATCGCAGACCGTCAAACCCGAATTATCCCAAAACGAGGTTTGACGCGAATCCAGATAACTACCAGATTCCCGCAAACTGCAAGGAAATATATGTGTCTCCATCCGATGCACAAAATGAAAAGGGCAATGCAGCTGCAAATATTACCGCCGCAAATGCATTCACTACTGCATTTCTTATTTTCCCCGCGTGGGCCGCGCATAATCAAGCTGCTGCTGCTACTGCTTCTCCTGCTGCTTTGCCAATCATTTACGATTGGACCACTCCCGGTTATTACCGATACGAAACAACCCAACAGGTTGTAAATCAAATGGTGCCAGGTCAAACTCTCACCAACCGATTCACGCAATTGATGCGTCCCGTCGCGAACTCCCGTGCGGTTCAGGATTACACCGAGCCAAATTTGCCGACCGCGTATCCCCCCCCGCTAATGTTTGCGACCCCCGAAATGCGCGGACCCGACAATTCGTTCATGATACACACCTGGCTTCCGGATTTGAGTTCCGCTACCAGTCCGTCCTACGCAAAGTTTATGTCGTCTGGATCAACTTTCAACAAGGATGCGTACGAAAAACGCATGTATGAAATGATGCAACTGATTTTTGAAACTGCCACAAAAAATGCAAAGGCCAACGGTGCCATTACTACTCCACCATCTAATTATGGGTATGGGTATGGGTATAGATCCGAGCCTAGCAAAATTTGCATTAAGATCATGGCGGTGGGGTATCGCGACACCAACCGAAATCTTAAAGCAATCACCGATGATAAGGACAAAACTTTCATTGGCGACGCATTCTTTAATGCGGTGCAGGACTACAGCATGCTGTATGAGCTCGCATCTGATCAACCCCTCAATGTGCACGTGGCCGTGTATTATCATCCGGAAAATCAATCAGAGGTCAAACAACGGTACAATGAATACACGAGTAAACGCGAGTCCATTTTGCGGAGGGCATCATCCCCCAAGGTCGGGTTCAACTTGACAATTCAACCAATGGAGGATTTTTTCACGCTTAAATTCCCGCTCCCGCTTTCTCTGCCTCTGCCTCTGTCTTTGAAAAAAACCGATTTGTTGTATTTTGTGGATTATTGCAGCACTCCGCGCGCATTCATTGGGAATTGCGGAGAAGTCCCGGACAACATTCAGGAGGTCACGGCTCAAGTAAGTAGTCCAACCGCAGGAAAGCAAACGTTGAAGCAATGCCTTGATGCAGCATACGCAGAAATTGATAGGTTGTACACTAATCGTAACGTGGTTGATAAAATCACTACCATTTCGCAAAATTTAAATGCTTGGACCGGGATACAACCAAAAGGATGGGTTGACAACTACACTGGGTTGAAAACCACTTATTTGGCGTATAATAATGATAGTAGTGCGCATGATGCGTTGGCCGCTAATCCACACACGAACATAAACCTTAGTTGGTGGCAAGGCGTTGCAAATAACAATCAAAATACACTTCCGCGCAATGCGTACATGAGTTCGTTTGACGAACATGTCATGATATTACACAATTTGCTGACCCAGGTGAACACGGCATTTGCATCAGTGACACCCTGGAATGCCCCCATCGCCACAGTCACGTTTGAATATGCGGTGTACGCTTACACGCAGGCCAAAAAAATCCTTGCACTATTGGCAAAAATGGGGTCGGACAATATTCAGATAAACGATGCCGATCAAGCCCTCGTTAAAGCGGCACTGGATGCATTGGATTTATTTCCAATCGGGGTTTCGTGGTCAATGGACGCTAAACTGACGGCGGCGGTGGGCGAAGGCGCGTTCATCCCGAATTCCAGCGCGCTGCACAATCCGTTCATCTGCGCCAAAGTGCTGGATCCGAAAGAGTGGCAATTCATTGATTTTCAAGACATTGCTGTGCGCAATGTGGCCGGCACTGACCCATTGCCGCCGGAATTGAAGCAGATTGTGACAGACAAAATTAATTCGGGGTATAGGTCTGGAGATGGCGGTTCGGCTAAAAGCGTGCTCGCGATTTCAAAACAGCCCAGAATGGACGTGTTGACGCAAAACATCGGCATTATTTTAGAAAATTTATTTCACACGAATGCGCCGATTAAGATTGGCGACAAACAACTGAGTTTGTCTGATTACGTATGGCGCAACAAGCGAATATATTCAAAAATTAAGCGCGACATTCCACCCATGGATGCAAACAAATTTTCAAAATTGATAAGCATCAATCAATCGCCCGGCTGCATTCAATTCCCCCTGTTTGTCGTTGGCCTGCTGTTACAATTGAATCAAAGTGGAACGGCTCCGACATTCGCGGAAACTGCGCGAATGTCGTGTGCGAAGACTACTTTTAGAGACGACTTACGAACCATATGGAATCAAACGAACCAGAATACTAACGCAGCCATTACCGCAGCCCGTTTAGGATTATTATCAGCGCCAGCACCAACGCCTGCACCAACGCCTGCACCAACGCCTGCACCAGGAGGAGTACCAGCGCCAGCACCAGTACCAGTACCAGCGCCAGGAGGAGTACCAGCGCCAGCACCAGTACCAGTACCAGCACCAGTACCAGCACCAGTACCAGCGCCAGGAGGACCAACATTAACAGCAGATCAGACGATAATATATGTAGGCGGAGCTATCACACTAACCCCGACTTATACTGCACCGGCCACATTGACTTATGCTGATGGTACCAACACACACAATGTAAACTTGACGGGCTCAAATATACCAGTTAATCTTAATTTAAACACTGTCGGGCCATATATTTTCACTTTGACAGAAACAATTACGGGCAGCACCGCAACAGTAACTGTTACCGTTAATCTCGCGCCAGGAGGAGGAGTACCAGCGCCAGTACCAGCACCAGTACCAGCGCCAACATTAACCGCAGTTCCTCCCAATCCAATTGTTGGCCAACCTGTCACGCTAACCCCGACTTATACTGGAGCGGCCACGTTGACTTATGTAAACTCTGGTGCCACCACCAATGTGGCTTTAAGGAGTTCTGGTACAGCAATTCTATTAAATTTGCTTGTCGGGCAATATGTTTTCACTTTGACAACTACGGGCGGCACCGCAACAGTAACTGTCAACGTCACCCCGGCACCATTAGTACCAGGAGGAGGAGTACCAGCAGCGCCAACATTAACCGCAGTTCCTAACCCTGTAACGGTTGGCCAACCTGTCACCCTAACCCCGACTTATACTGGAGCGGCCACGTTGACTTATGCATACAATGGCGGTTACCCCGTTGACATTAGCAATTATTTGAACACCGGTGGTGCAATTACCGCAACCTTGCCTGTTGGGCAATATGTTTACACTTTAACAGAAACAACTACGGGCAGCACCGCAACAGTAACTGTTACCGTTAATCCAGTACCAGTAACACCAGCACCAGGAGCACTACTTGATCCGAAAATAACAGGCACCTGGACTCTGCCACCAAAGACATTCGGCGACCCCCCGTTTCAATTGACTCGGCCAAATAGTAATAGTAGAGGCGCGATTACTTATATAAGCAGTAATCACAGTGTAGCGACTGTAGTAGATGATCAAGTAACTATTGTTGGTGTGGGCCAAACGACCATTACTGCAACTCAAGCAGCCACCGCGACACATAATGCCGGAACGGTAACTGCACTCCTTACTGTATCCCCCGCACCAATAGTGCCAGTGCCAGTAGCACCAGTAGCACCAACATTAACATTACGGCCATCTAATATCCCTATAATTGTAAGACAACCCGCGAGTCTAATCCCGACTTATACTGCACCATCCACATTGTCTTATGTAACCGGAGGGGGACAACATTATATTATATTGACCGGCACCGGTCAAGCAATTGACATATCAACTTTTCCTGTCGGGACCTATGTTTTTACGTTGACAACACCAAATGTGGGCACCGCACAATTGCAGGTTGTCATTCATCCAGGCCCACCACCAACACCAGTACCAGGATTAGTACAAGTAGCGCCAACATTAACAGCAGTTCCTAACCGTATAACGGTGGGTCAATGGGTCACGCTAACCCCGACTTATACTGCACCGGCCACATTGACTTTTGCATCCAATGGCGCTCCCCCCCCCGTTGACATTAGCACTTATTTGGGCGGCACCGGTGGTGCAATTACCGCAAATACTTTGACTGTCGGAACCCATATTTTCACCTTGACAGACAGGGTGGGCACCGTATCAGTAACTGTTATCGTTGATCAAGCGCCAGGAGTACCAGCGCCAGGAGCGCAAGTTAATCCGACTATAACAGGCAACTGGACTCTGCCACAAAAGACATTCGGCGACTCCCAATTTGCATTGCCTCCGCCAAATAGTGATAGCGACGGCGCGTTTACTTATACAAGCAGTAATCTTTTGGTGGCGACTGTATTAAGGGATCAAGTAACTATTGTTGGTGCGGGCCAAACGACCATTAATGCAACTCAAGCAGCCACCCTGACACATAATGCCATAACTATACCGGCAGGTCTTGTTGTAATACAAGCAGTCCCGGCTATAACATGGAATCAGAATCCATTGAATGTTAATATTGGGCAATTTGAAATTGATGCACCAACGTCCAATAGCAACGGTGCATTTACTTATGGAAGCAATAATACCCGTGTGGCGACCGTCACCCCCTCCTCAGCTAACCCAAACAAACTTACGGTAAATGCCCTTGCACAAGGCCAAACGATCATTACTGCAACTCAGGCAGCAACTCAGAATTACACTAACGGCAACGCAACACGAAATATAACGGTAACCCCAGCAGCAAGTCCAGCAGCAAGTCCAGTAGCAAGTCCAGTAGCAAGTCCAGTAGTAACAGCAATGCCAACATTAACAGCAAATCCTAACCCTATAATTGTGGGTCAACTGGTCACGCTAACCCCGACTTATACTGGAACAGCCACATTAAAGTATATTGTAGACGGGAATGAATCTAATATTAGCGATAAGCTGTTGTCCGGTCGTGCAATTGACATAACACAGTTGCCTGTCGGGACCCATCCTTTCACTTTGAGAGAAGATACGGGCGGAACCGCACAAGTAACTGTTACCGTTAATCCAGCGCTAGGAGCACCAGCGTCAGTACCAGTAACACCAGCACCTGTACTACCTGATCCAACTATAACAGGCTTGACTCTGCCACAAAAGACATTCGGCGACCCCTCATTTGCATTGACTCCGCCAAATAGTAATAGCGACGGCGCGTTTACTTATGCAAGCAGTAACATGAGGGTGGCGACTGTATCAGGGGATGAAGTAACTATTGTTGGCGCGGGTCAAACGACCATTACTGCAACTCAGGCAGCCACCGCGACATATAATGCCGGAACGGTAACTGCAGTCCTTATTGTATCCCCCGCACCAGTCGCACAAGTCGCACCAATAATGCCAGTGCAACTAACACCAAACTTAAAGGCGGATAACCCGAGTATATTTAAAGGGCGAACAGTCACGCTAACCCCGACTTATACTGGATCAGCCACATTGCATTATAAACAAGGCAATCATACTGAGGATATTACAAAACAATTTTTGAAAGGATCTAATGTTGCAGTTCAAATTATATTAAATACTGTTGGGCAATATGTTTTCACTTTGAGCGAAGATACGGGCAAAACCGCAGAAGTAACTATTGAAGTACGCTCAATACCACCGCCACCACCTCCAGAAGTGCCAGCGCCTCCAAGACCATCACCATCACTACTTGATCCGAATATAACAGGCACCTGGACTCTGCCACAAAAGACATTCGGCGACCCCTCATTTGCATTGACTCCGCCAAATAGTAATAGCGACGGCGCGTTTACTTATGCAAGCAGTAACATGAGGGTGGCGACTGTATCAGGAGATGAAGTAACTATTGTTGGCGCGGGTCAAACGACCATTACTGCAACTCAAGCAGCCACCGCGACACATAATGCCGGAACGGTAACTGCAGTCCTTAATGTCTCACCAGTCGCACCAATAGTGCAACCAGTAGTACCAGTACCACCAACATTAACATTATCACCATATACTGTGATCCCTATAATTGTAGGACAACCCGCGAGTCTAATCCCGACTTATACTGCACCATCCACATTGTCTTATGTAACCGGGGGGGTAGAACATTCTATTAGGTTGCCCAGCACCGGTCAAGCAATTGACATATCAAAGTTTCCTGTCGGGACCTATGATTTTACGTTGACAACACCAAATGTGGGCACCGCACAATTGCAGGTTGTCATTCATCCAGGCCCACCACCAATACCTCAACCTCAACCTTCACCATCACCATCACCATCACCACCACCAGCAGTACCAGTATCAATACCAATACCTCCACCAGCAGTACCAGTACCACCACCAGCAGTACCAGTACCACCATCACCATCACCATCACCTTCACCATCACCATCACCTTCACCATCACCATCACCATCACCTCTACCATCACCTCTACCAGTACCTGTACCAGGATCAGTACCAGCACATATCGCCCCCCAATATCGTGTGGTGATTGATGCACAACACGGATTTCCACCAGTGCTGCACGATGCCACGATAACCGTAAACGACACTGGTGTAACCGTGCAACGAATTGGAACCCGATCTGGCAAACCCCAAGTATTTAGAGTCGCGCAAAATGCAGATGCGGTTGAATTGACCCCCGCCATATTGGCCAATTTGGCATTTGATGTCACAACCCACGATAGAATGAGCGGCACGTGTCAGCAGGAAAAGGGTAAGAGAACTCCAGAAACATGGTGGAAAAGCGACGACTCCAAGTGCGTTCAAGTCAAACTGAAGCCGGATGCGACTGGGTTTTCCGATGATAAGAACACATCGTTTGCAAATTTATTGTTAAACCCTGCAAAACCATTTATTATAAATTTTAATTCAATCGCCGAGTGTGATGAATTTAGAGGATGGGTTGCAACCATTGTTCTTAATAACCCGGCCGCAGCACCACAATCACCACCTCCGCCACCACCTCCGCCATCACCATCACCAGGACCACCTCCGCCATCACCGGCCGCACCACCACAATCACCGGCCGCACCACCACAATCACCGGCCGCACCACCACAATCACCGGCCGCAGCAGCACCAACCACATTTGCAGCCACGGTGGTGGATGTTTTTGATCAAAGGGATCCAAGCAAATCATACGATACCCCGCGCAGACGATCCGCAAAAATTGCGATTGTCGGTCCTATCGCCACCATTACAAACGCTGGCACTGGATCAAAATTGGATCTTAAATTGGATCTTAGACTGGATCTGCATGAGTGGGGGTTTGCCCTTGATCCGGACAACACAAAGGGGTGTGCGAATAAACGAACTCTTGCGCCGAATGGTTCCATTAAATGTTCGCGGGTCACGCCGATGAGGGATGCTCCAAATCTCAATGGGATAAATACCCCATTTGTCATAAGATTCCAAACCCCAACCGAATGCGTTAAATTTAATGAGTATGTTGATCAATTTAACCCAGCGGCAGCATCGCAATCAGAAGCATCCGTGTCGTCATCGCTAGCATCGTCGCAATCATCTAAATCATCCGTGCCATCATCGTTGCAATCATCGTTGCAATCATCTAAATCATCTGTGGCGCCATCGCTAGCATCGTCGCAATTATCTGAATCATCTGTGGCGCAAGCATCTGTGGCGCCATCATTATCAGCATCGCAATTATCCGCGTTATCATCATCGCAAGCATCTGTGGCGCCATCGTTATCATCATCGCAAGCATCTGTGGCGCCATCGTTATCATCATCGCAAGCATCTGTGGCGCCATCGTTATCATCATCGCAAGCATCTGTGGCGCCATCGCTATCATCATCGCAATTATCCGCGTTATCATCATCGCAAGCATCTGTGGCGCCATCATTATCATCGTCGCAATTACCCGTGTCATCGCCATCGTTATCATCATCGCAAGCATCAGACTTATCAGCATCATCGTCGCAATTACCCGTGCCATCATCGTTGCAATCATCGTTGCAATCATCGCAATCATCGCAATCATCGCAATCATCGCAATTAGACGCATTATCACAATCGCAAGATGCAATGTTTGAATACCATGTTGATGTTGTCACTGGATCCGAGCATGGGTCTGGCACGAACAGCAACGTGTTTGTGACGCTTGTCGGGGACAAAGGCGAGATCGGCGAGGTTCAGCTGTCGGAGAGTGAGAACGTGGACAAATTTGAGACCAATCAGACGGACCGGTTTGTGGTGAAGAGCAAGGTCTCTGTGGGGGTGTTGCAGAAGGTTATTGTGCGCACTCACGGCAGCGGGCTGGGCAGCGACTGGCTCTTGAACTCTGTTGTTGTGAGCGGCGGGAACTTGCCCAGAGCGGTTACGTTTGAGTGTGGGTTAAAGCTGACGAGTGCGGAGCCGATTGTGGAATTATTTCCACCCCCCGCAAAAGCAAAAAGAGTCACGGTACCATTGTTTAGAACGTGCGATGCATATTTCCGATTTGAACGAGACCTTAATGATGCCCCCCCCAAAGTACAGCCAGGCGATTTGCTAAACCAGGCTGGAATACAGTATGAATATACTGACCAGAGTCAATTGGAGACATTGTTGGGATGGGCCGACGCATCAATAATGTGCAATCATCAAACGTACATTAACGTTGCGAATTTTAAGGTATTGCGTAACAAATCAAGAACTCTTAGGTTTCCTGAAGCGATAACCAACCCAATAATTCAAGAAGTGCCCGGCAATGGATGGTGTTTTTATGAGTCAATATTGCGTGCTGTCAAACATGATTATAGTACACCTATTCCGGTTAATGAATGTCGCAATTTTGCACTGCACATTTCAAAAACCATATTAACCAGCGTCAATGATGGCACGATGGACGCGCTTAATACGATTCGGGTAAATGGGAATCCCATGCAAATAACAATTAAACAATTTTTAAAATTGATTTCAATTCCGAATTTAACTGATAAAAATATGGCATGCGTGTATCCCGAACTTTGGCCACACATTGGATATGCGGCTGCATTCATTCTAAAAAAAAACATAATCGTGTGTATTCCAAATGGTAATGTTGTTGGACAATACTGGGGCACTGATTCAGATAAGCGAGAAGATCAAATATGGTTGCGCAACAATGGGAACCATTATGACATCATTACATCATTTGAATCTGCATCTGCGCATGGTGGAAGTAAGAAGCGAACCACTAAGCGAACCGCCAAGCATAACATTAACACGAGGCGAAACACCAAGCATACGAGGCGAAACGCCAATCATAACATTAACCCGAAGCGAAACGCCAATCATAACATTAACACGAGGCGAAACACCAAGCATAATAAGCTGACGAAGCGACTGTCGGAGCGAAAAGGCAATAAATGATAAATTATGCCATGTGTTACAAAAAAAAATAATATAAATTATTTATATACCCGGATATAAATAATAAACAATGACTTGCAAACTGAATGCGTGCACCGAAAAAAGCACACGCGATGAAACGCGGCCGGTGATCGTGGTGGGAACCGTTCTCGGCATTGGCTTGCTGTGTTATTTAGCGTTTTACAAACGCGGCAGCAAATAAATAAATTTGTCATCCAAGGCATTCAATGAACTGTTTCATGCGCACAAATATGGTTTTCATCATGGTGCTGACCGCCTTGTCCACAAACGGCGGAACGGAAATGACGTCGGACAGCTGCAGTTTGAATTTGTACTGAAACTGCATCGCATGCCCGTCCGGCTGCACGTGGATCATGATGTTGGAATTGTCGGAATCAATTTGTTCGGCGCGCCGGGGGATCAAATGCCGCAGCTGCGACGGCGCAGCCTTGGGAACGTTTGTGCTGTTGATGTAAATGGTCTGCACCAAGGGTTCTTGAGCGGACAAATGCGGCATGGCCGTGAAAACGTGCGTGTATCTCTCGCCCAATCCCATGATGCTCTTGAAGACGAACATCAGTTCTGCGCACGACGGATCTGCGGGGTCCGGGAATGCAACGTGATACGACTCAAAAATGTCCTTGTTCAATTCATACATCATCTTGTAAATGTCAAATGTCATCAGCGCGTCAATGCGTATTTTGGTATTTTGTGCCCGGAATTCAATCAAATACATGTGATTGGCCTTGTCTCGGCTTAAATACACGTCATCCTTGACGCACGTCATTGCAAATTTCTCCGCCGTCATTGCAATGTTAAATGTAAATATATGAGTCTAAATATATTTATATTGTTTCTTTATAAAATCCTAGGGGCTCTTACGAATTTATGCAACTGCATTCACCACCCCCTTCATTCTAAATGTCCAGTGCCAGACTGACCGTGTTTTTGTCCGACCGTTGGCGGCGCTTGCTCTTGTGCGGCAAATGGTCGTTCTGCAGCTCCTTCAGGTCTGAAATGCTGATGGTGCTGGTCTTGTCGTCGCCTTGTTGTGGCTGCTGCGCTTGTTGTGGCTGCGCTTGTTGTGCCTGAATCGTTTTGGTTTTCAAGCCCGACAGAATGTTGGAAATGTCGGTGGGGCCGCGCATGTCGGGGCGTTTGGACACCGTGACTTGAGGAGGAGCCGACGGATTGGCATTGCCACGCGCGGCGTTCAAATCGGGGCGGTTACTGGGAGCCGCGGCGGTGTTATTTCCCGCGCGGAACGGCGTGCCCGCATCCGAGCTGGGGTCGCGCACGCTGGTGGGAACCGGTGGCGGCGGCGGGCGTTGGTTCGGAATGTAGGGAGGTGCTTGGCGTGAAGGAGTTTGCGAAGGGGGAGGGGCGGCCTGTTGCTGGCCTGGAGGCCCTTGTCCCATTAAATCCCCCATGAAGTTGCCGAACCCGGGGCGGTTCTGCGACATGGAATTCACGGCCGCCGAGGTAAACTGCTGCATGAGTTCCGGGTTCTGGCGCATGATGTCGTCCATGCCCGGCATGGCCGATTTGAACATGGTGTTGGTCATGTGCAGCATGATGGCGCTGCCGCCCAGCTGGAACAGCAGCTTGAGCTCGGGCGCCATCTTGGCCTTGGACTTGTACTTGTCGTGCAGCTCCGAGAAAATGTCGTCGTAGTCGTCAACGTTCTCGTTGACCTGCTCGCTCCAGCCGTCCAGCTTCAGGTCAAACGGGTCAAACTTGGAGTTCAAATACTCAATGCCCGTGATGACGGACATGAGCATTTTGCCCTGGAACTTCACGCTGTTGCGCCGCTCGCGCTCCTCCAAGTGCGTCTCGTACTCGCCCTTCATTTCCGCGAGGGACGACTCCATGGAGTACTTCTTAGTCAGCGTGATGCCCTTCTGCTCCAAATCCTCCAGCTTGCGCAGGTACTTGAACTTCTCGCGCAGCAGCTCATCCTTCGTCATTTGCGGGTTCGCATCCACCGGCACATCCGGGTTCAGCGGCACGTTGTTGAACTTGCCGAACCCGTCCCACGTTTTTTTGTCGTCGTCGGCAGACGCCGTTGAAGCGCCTAAATTGATACCACTGCTGCCACTGCTGCCACTGATGCCGCCGCCACCGCCAAATTCCGTCGGTTCATTCTTGAATGACACGCTATTGCCGGCTCCGGATCCAATGCCACTAAAAAATAAGGACTTGCTTGAAGAAGAGCTCGGTGCCGTAATGTCGCTTAATTCGTTCAATTCGGCTTCTAGAGCATTCAAGTCTCCGATGTCAATGTCGCCGCCGCTCCTGTTGCCGTTGTTGCCGCTGTTGCCGTTGTTGCCTTTCAATTTATCGTTCATGAGTAATTCAAGCCCGACGCCAAAATTGGACGACTTGTTCCCTCCGAAACGGGAGTCGCTCGGCAAATTTGAAATGTCAATGACTTCTTCCATTACAATGCACGCCCTGTCTATTCTTATGTTTAATTTATATCTTTTAAGTTTAAATCATACGCAATAAACAAGGGACGTGCCATAAGGGACGTGCCATAAGGGACGTGCCGTCCCTTTAACCCTGGCATTGCAAATAAACATGTGTTGTACCGTGCCTTACAATATGCCAGAAGGAGGGGTTCGGGGAACGTAGTTCCCTGATAGCCACCACACACCCTGCAGAAAGCAGTCGGCCAAGTCGTCCTTCTTTTTGTGTTTCTCAAACTTCATTGACATCAAGGGCACATTGGCAATCAATGCGCGCGTGATTTCTATGCTGCGTTTTTTGCGATCAGCGTAACAGTCTTCGCCATCTTGTCCTTGTTCCTTTGCAAACAGCTTCAACTTATTTATGGCCGAAATGAACCGAATGTCGGGAACCCCGCGCATGATGAAATACTGGGTGATCATGCCCTGCAGCGTCTTCATGCGGGTGGCCAGCGTGCTGAGTTGGTTCTCAATGATAACTACATCAATCCCCGATGACAGGTGCGGCAGCGCATCAAACCGCTGGTGCATGTTCCGGCCTATTGTGATCAAATCCACCGATGCCGCGGAAACCACTTTTTTCCTCGCACCAACAGCAACCAGATATTCGTTGGCCAACGCACTGGTCAAGTGCTGCAACAGCTTCATCTTGCTCTTTTCACACTTTTCAGGAATGGAAGAAGAGAGATATTCGCCGGAAAATGCCTTTAATTCATCCAATGTCATTTTTTTTAGTGATTTTGCAGACCCTACCGGGGGAGCCAATGGCATCTTGTATCCCGAAGCGTTCGCGTGTCTTGTGCAGTAATACACAATGGTAGTAGCATCTGTTGCGGAGTGCATGAATTTGGCCGCGAATTTGCATCCGGACTGGGTGCAGATGACCGGGACAATGGGAACATCCGCAATCGATGTGTCGCACAAATTGATGGTGTCCCAGGCCACAATGGAGGCTCGCTGCATGATGGACTCCGGAGTTTTAATTTCTCCGGCGTCAAGTTTCAGTGGGTCGCATTCAAACAAGCAGTACGCCAGATTCTTCATGCCCACATCAATGCTCAATACTCTTAATACGGATGCGTCTTCTTCTTTTATTGCAGGTGTTGGACTCGCATCTGCATTTGTGATGGCAAAATACAGCCCATCACACGAAGCCATTGCAGGCGAACCCTGAAATGACGACCTCATTTTGACTTGCAGCTTTTGCACTCATTTGGTGTCATGCGTTTATGTTTTATTTTTTTAAAATAAATATAATTGACTAATTCATAAACCAACAACCAACAACCAACACCAACACCAACATGCGACCAAAAATTAAAGGCGGCAAATGGTCCGCAAAGTACAAAAAAAGCATCAACTGTCGGGCCCCTCGCGGGTTCTCGCAACGTCAGTATTGCAAATACGGACGCAACAGTAAGAAAACAATGAGAAAAAATGATGCGAATCCGACGCATTAATTGTGCGCAGGGTAGCCGCGCGCAAGCAGCTCGTGCTGCGTGATGACGGGCGCAATCATGCGCGCCTGCAGCTGTTGGCGCGAGAGGTAGTAATTCTTCAAGTCGCTGGTTTCGTAGCCGAAGGGCTGGCTGTTGTCAAGCACGCCGGCAAACACGTAGGGCACGTTGCGCTGCGGCTGAAGCGGGTTGCTCGTGTTGTGCACGCAGTTGCCGCACTGGTTGCACGCCTCCAGCTGGTTGGCCTGCATGATTTGCGTGGCATTGTGCGTCAAGTACTGGCGGTATTGCGCGTTGGACGTTATGCCGGCCTGCTCCTTAATGCGCTCGTTGACGACGGCGCCGGGCTGCCAGTCGGCATAATTGCGCCCGTCCGCCATGATCGGCGGGAAATTAAAATGGATGTTGTTGGATCCAGCGTAGCAAGTAGCCCAGCTCATTTTTAGGATGAAACGACGACGAAACGTGTATAATATAATGCTTGTATAATGATTATATTATTTTTTAGAAAATTTTATATTGCAAAATCTCTCGGTTTGTAACATTCATGAATTCAGTTGTAATCGTCGTCCAAACAACAGCACGTGCGCATGATGCGTTCGGTCACGAGGTACGGATCCAGATTGGCCGCGGGGCGCCGGTCTTCTAAATAGCCGTGCCCCCGGTTTGCAACGTGGCGCGGAATGCGGATGCTGCGCCCGCGGTCGCTCACACCCCACGTGCATGCGTGCATGGAGCTGGTTTCGTGCAGCCCCGTCATGCGCGCCTCATTGAATTCGCCGTAGACGGCCATGTGTTCCGCGTGGTTGGCTTCTAATCGGATGCACGCATCCATAATCGCATCCATGGCTTCATTTGATAGGGTCCGCATCGCAACCGTGCTAAAATTGGTGTGTCCCCCCGACCCGTTCCACGTGCGCAGCGGCTTGGGGTGAAACGTGGCACAGCATCCGTGCTCCTCCGTAATGCGCTGCAGGATGTAGCGCGCCATCCACAGCTGATCCGACACCTGGGTTGCCGGCAGTGGCCCGATCTGGAACTCCCACTGCGACGCCATGACCTCCGCATTCGTGCCGCCGATTTCAATGCCCGCGTGCAGACACGCCAGCAAGTGCTGATCCACAATTTTCCGTCCGAAGCAGCGGTCGCCGCCCACGCCGCAATAATACGGACCCTGCCCCCCGCACCCAGGGTCGCCCGGACTGGCCCATTGATACGGGAGTTCTTTTGCGCGGTCAAAGAGAATGTACTCCTGCTCAATGCCGAAGAGGGGCTCGTCGGTTAAACACGCGACCTCGGTTTGCGCGCACGTAACGCGGGCATTCGTGGCGTGCGGCGTGCCGTCCTTGTTGTACGTGTCGCACATGACCAAGTGGGCATCAAATGCGCCGCCTCCTCTTGGCGGACGATTGTAAAATGGGTTCGGATACACGGCAACGGGACGAAGGAGCACGTCGCTGTCGGTTCCCGTGGCCTGCCCGGTGGACGATCCGTCAAACGACCACTCCCAGCGTTCGTGGTCAGACAAGACCCACTCATAACTGAATTGGTCTAGGTTGTTTTCAACACGGGTTTTGCTGCGCATGCCACCGGCCGCGTCTATCCACACGTATTCCATAATGTGTTTTGTTTGGGGTGTCATTGGAGAGAAAATGAGGCATACAAATATGCATGCTCATTCTTTTAAATCGGTTCCACAAATTTTAAATTGGTTTGGAAGAAGTCAACACCTGCACGAGATCCTTCTTTTTTAGTTTTTGCAAGTCGGCCTCCTCGCCGACCACACCGCGTTCCTTGGCCAATTGACGCAATGCAGACACCGACATGTTGCCATAATTCAATTGAATCGCCTTCGCCGATGCGTTTGGCTTGTATCCAATTTTCAATTCAAATTCTTGGACGTCGCCCTCGCCCTCGCCCTCACCCTTGCCATTGCCATTATCCTGTTGTTGGTCTTCGGACGAAGACGAATCATCCTCGTCGTCATCGTCAGCATCGTCGTCCTCGTCGTCTCCCAAGGCACTCTTGTTGAGAGAAATTATTTTTTTTTGTTGCAAATCACATGCATTATCATCGGTGTACTCCGTATTTGCAACCGAAATAGTAACGCTATCAACGACATAACTGCTGTCAATGCAAATGGCATCAATCAGAACGTTCTTTTTAAATGTTTCGGTGAATTCTTTAAAATATCCATCGGGTTGATGGATCTCGTCGCCAATGGACCACTTGTCGGAACTTTGCGAATCGGACTCGGAGTCGGAACTTTGCGAATCGGAGTCGGACTCGGACTCGGACTCGGACTCGGACTCGGAATCATCCGAACTCACTTCAATGAGACCGTTTTGCGTGATTGTTATTTCTTTGGCGTGTTGCACTTGTTTTTGCGCGAGTCCTTCTTGGCCGGGTTGCGCGTGTTGCACTTGTTGGCCGGGTTGCACTGGTTGTTGGCCGTGCGCGTGTTGCGCCAAACCGCGCGAAATAATTGCTTGCAGAATGCGCGCTTGCTCCATCTGCGACTGCTCAATGACCGCGAGGCGCTGTTTGAAGTAATAAAACACGCCGTAAGAAATGATTGCGCATATTGCTAAACTGACAAACGCCGTGGTTGCAACCGAAAAGGACGACCCATTATCAGTCATTTTGTTATGGATTAGTTATTGAATTATTATTTAATATGTCTTACATTCAAATAATAAATAAAATGTCGCTGAACGAACGAACGAACGGACGGACGGACGGACGAACTTTTCCCGTCATTTATTCATTCAAAGAGTGCTCAAAATGCGGCGCGTGGCGTCCACAATGGACGCGGGGTACTGCAGGTCATACAGCACCTTGATGCCGCCCTTGATGGCCGAAATGCCTGGGCGCAGTGCGTATAAGTATTTGAAGTCGTAGTTGCCGCGGTCGGCCACTTCCATGTGTAAATTCCTGATTTTACTAGTTGAAGTGGTTCCAACGGATTCGTTGGAGTCTGATTTATTTGCGATTTTCTCTCCTTTGTCTGATTCTGAATTTGGTTTTTGTTGTTCAAAGAGCTTGCACAGTTGGATGTAGTGCGTGGTCAGCATGAAGTCCACGCTGTCGTGCTTTGTCAGGTGCATGATGTAGCCGTAGGCGCTGGCAATGGCCTCGTAGGGGTTGGTGCCGGAATACAGCTCGTCAAAAATGCAGAAGTGCCTTACCGGGGGCGCTTGTTGTCCCCCACTCAGTTTGTCCAGAATTTCTTTGCAGCGCCGGGACTCCGCCTGGAACAAGCTGTCGCGCCCCGACGTGTCGGGGATGTTCAAGTAGCTGTGCAGCTGATGGTAGGGGCGGATGCGCGTGCCGGCTTCGTAGAACCCGTGCCCCAGCTGCTGCGAAAACAGGATGTTCAGCATCGTCATCTTCAGAATGGTGGTTTTGCCGGACGCGTTCGGCCCCGTGATGACCGGCCGCTTGTCCAGCGACACCGTGTTCTTCACGGGACCTGCTTCACTGGAGTCGTTACTTAGTGCAGTTGCAACGTAATACCCGTTCACAATTTCTGTGTGATTTCGTTTGCCTTCTTTGTCTTCTTCTTTCTTCTTGTCTTTTTTCTTCTTTTTGTCCTTGTTGTCTTTCTTTTCGGCGTTGTTGATAAATTCGCACGCGGCCACTTTATTTGACGTAAGGAGCGCGCCGAAATGCGCCACGTGCTCCGCAAACGCGTTGAACCCGAAACTGTACTGCATGCAGGATGAAACGGTCGCGTCAGAAAACACGGCGTAGTATTGCTGCATGACGTAGCCGATTTGCAGGCACTTCTTCGCCGTGAGCGCGGGCGGGTCAATGCGGTCTAAAGCCGCCACCATGCGCTCCAGCTGCTCCCGGTTCCTTTGTAGGTCGGCGGCAAAGGGCGCAAACGTGTCGCCGCAGGTGAGCGCATGGGCCGCAAATGCGCGCATTCGCTGAATGGTGGCATCGGCATACGCGCGAACGGCGGCCAGATCGTCGTGCACGAGGAACGTGTTGCGGTAAAAACGGTGGCAGGACACCACGTTCTGGTACATTTGCACCACGTAGAAGACGACGGACACCAGGATGTAGACGCGCTTGTCCCAGCTGACGGAGCTCATGTCAAAGATGAGCTTGCCGATGGCGTGCTGCGACAGCATCAACTTTATGATGCCAAAGTACGTGGGCAGCGTGATGGGCACGCCCTGCAGCTTCAGGAGGAAGAACGGCACGATGAGCATGATGACGGGCATTAAAAAGGATAATAAGGGAGAGAAGAGGTTGTACATGCTGTAGCACTGCAGGAACGTGGGCGAACGGTTCAGCGCATCAAGCGGCGCGTAGTCAATGTAGTTGAACTTGTCGCGGAAGGAAGCGTCGGTCTTGATGCGGGACCAAATGGCTTCCACTTTATCAAAACCGATCAACGTGTCATCATGGTTCAATGGCTTGTCTTTGGACGCGGAGGCAATGAAGCGCTGCATGTCCTGCAAATGCGGCACGCTGGTGGTGAACTGCTTGGCCCACATGCCGAGGTAGCGCTTGGCAAATGCGGACTGCGGCTGAAACACATGGGCGTACATGGGTTTGTTACTGGATTCGCTGGCACTATTGGATTCATTATTCGCAGAGTTCGTAACATTTACTTGTTTGGTGCACTCAATGAGCTCCAGGTCGGACAGCACGCTCTTGTCAATGGAACACAGTTGATCATTGGGTAAATACTCCATTGGCAACTTGAACGGCGTGTCTAAATGTGTTGCTGAATTGGTTGCGTTCGGATTTGAGTCAGGCACGGGTACAGGTTCTTTGGGTTCCTCCTGCATGTTTGAGACATGAAACTTCGCTAAAAGGTGCTGTATCATTTTTACAAACTATAACAAATGATAGAAGATAATGCATTGAATTATACGAAAATAAAATATTATGTAATTAATCCAAGTTAATATTTTTAATCATACCATCATACTCACTAGCATACGTTGTATATATTCTATCAAACGTAGCAGATGATGGAATATCATACATTGACTTAAAATTAGGACGGTGTATCGGGTTGCCTAACGTTTCTAAAATACCTAGTTTGCTCTCAAGCTTCGCAATGAATGGTTCTCGTCGTGCTTTTTCTGTTTCTGATGCTGCTCCGCTTGATGCTGCTGCTCCGCTTGATGCTGCTGCTGCTCCTGCTCCTGCTCCTGTGCCCACTGGTTCTTCGGTCCATTCAGTATGTTCCAGACCAGGTCTTTTAGGAACGTTATCTTGCCCCTCATTAGAGAATATGTTTATATATTTTTGACCGCTTCGTATCCAGCCGAGTGGCAGGGGGGGTATTTCTGAATGTTGTGCAAGTTCTCCTAAAAAAGTCGTAGAAACTATAGTAATTAAATGTTGTCCAAACGCAATCCATGCTTCGTGGGGGAGATTGTTATCCTTACATAATTGTGCGTCAAGTGTAAAAGGAGTAAGGTTTATTTTTTTAGTAGCTGCAAGTGAACTAGCTGCAGTAGTAACTATTCCTCTCAACGATGTTACAGTTTTACTACGTATTGCCTTCTGAATAGGGGGTGTATTATATAGATCCAATTTCATATCGCGATAATATGGATCAGCCAAGTCGGCAGTTTTATGCATATAAGGATAAATTACTTCATCAAATATGTTATCCATTGATTTAAATCCTCCTCTTTGATGGCGCCTATTGCCGTGAGACTTGCCGTGAGACTTGCCGCGAGACTTGCCGCGAGACTTGCCGCGAGACTTGCCGCGAGACTTGCCGTGAGACTTGCCGTGAGACTTGCCGTGCGACTTGCCGCGAGACTTGCTGGTCTTGATCTTACTCATTGCAAATAATGGGGTATTATGTTATGCATTATAACAATATAAAATTTGCATTAATCCAGCAACTGGTTTATGCTTTTTTGCATGGTGTAAAACGCAAAGCCGAACATGGCACTGGTTGCGATGAGCCCCGTCAAATTGGCGTTTCCGTCTGCATTGAACAGGGCCGACGGCAGGTATCGGAACATGTACCGCTTGACGGCCGGCAATTGAAACGCAAAATAGAGAATGGCCAGCATGAGCGGAGACTGGATTTCTTCGTAAAACGTCTCCAATGTGTCGGCGCGATTGGCCCCGCGCGTGTTTTGGTGCATGACGCGCTCCAGCGTGGAACTGGTTTCGTGGTCTTGAATGTAGTCCACGTGTCGCTGCGGCTGCGGGACGTACGTGGGTTGCACCTGCGCATCCTGCATCATGCCGCCCGTGTCGCGGGGAATGTCGCGGGACGGAAGCGCGGTCATGCCCGTCATGCTGGCTCGCTGCACCCCGCTCACCAGTTCGTTCATGAGCTTTTGATTGGGTTGCTGGTTGGGGTTCAGCGGCGGACCTTGCTGCGAAGGAGGCGGTGCTAAATCCGGAACATTCGGCGAGTACGACATGACTCCTGGTTCTGCCTTCTGGATCACAACATTTTGATTCTGTGTGTTGGCATTTTGTCCTGATGCAGTGGGCAAATCGTCAATGCTGGTGGTGTCGCTCATCTTTTATGTATTGCATAGATTCATGTTTTTGCAGTATAACGCAAAGAACAGTTTCCTAAATTAACTGCAACGACATTCATTTACATTCATTTCCTTTGATTAAAAAAAATGAATCACATCTAAAAAGTGAATGCCGGTGGTAGGTTTCGATCCTACGTCCTCCCCGTTATGAGCGGATAACCATCTCCCAATCGGACATGTGAAGGTCAACGAGATCTGCACAGGTCAAGGGGGCAGGAGACGGTGGTTTAGGCGCTCTTCCGCTGAGCTACACCGGCATCGTAATACTGTGTTTTGACGTCGCTTAGCTATGACGACCAGCTTCTGTAAAGCTGGCGAATTGAATAGCATTGACGGTGAGTTTCGATCTCACGACCTTGGACCGACAGTCCATCTCTTCCGCTGAGTTATATCAATGCCAGCTGCGTTTAATGTCCAGCTTGACATCAGGGAACTATGTTCCCCGAACCCCTCCTCTGAGGGGGGTGTGCTCCAGTGCCTTGATGCACCAATGCGATGTGATGATGAATATCAGGGAACTACGTTCCCCGAACCCCTCCTCTGAGGGGGGGGGGTGTGCTCCAGTGCCTTGATGCACCAATGCGATGTGTGATGAATATCGGGGAACTACGTTCCCCGAACCCCTCCTCTGAGGGGGGTGTGCTCCAGTGCCTTGATGCACCAATGCGATGTGTGATGAATACCGACGATACGTTTCGATCGTATGTCCTCGTGGTTATGAGCCACGCGCGCT